TGATGAGACAGAGTTTCAAAACCGCGTGGCGATCGCGGTTCAGGCTGCGGAAACTTATATCGACACGCTGATCACGCCTGCGCGCGTTCAGGCGGCTGAGTATTACCGCGGCGCGCCGTTTGGCGACGAGGAACAGGGCCGCTCTCAGGTTGTGCTGACGGAAGTCAGGGACACGATCCAGAGCATTCTGCCGAGCCTCATGCGCATATTCACGTCCGGGCAGCGGATCGTCGAATATATGCCGCGCACGGCTGAAGATGTGCCGATGTCCGATCAGGCGTCGGATGCGGTGAATTTCGTATTTAACGAGATGAACCCGGGCTTTCAGATCCTGTATTCGGCTTTTAAGGACGCGTTACTGAAGAAGCTCGGCGTCGTGACGTGGTGGGCCGAGAGCGAAGACAGGGTTATTGAGCGGCATTTCTCTGGCATTACCCGGGAGGAGTTGCTGCTGATGATGCAGCAGAACCCGAATGCCGAGCTTGTCTACGCCAACCCGGAGCCGGTTTCCAATCCGCAATTTCCCCCGACCTTCGCAATTTGCGTTCGGCTAGTCGACAAGGAGCGGAAATATCGGGTTCGCGCACTCCCTCCCGAATGCTTTATTTGCGATCGGCGGGCGAGAGATACGGATAAATTCTTCGATCTGGTTGGCTATCGCGATCTTGTGACTGTCTCCGAACTGATCGAGATGGGTTACGACGAGGAAGAGGTTCTCGAACACGGCTCGCCCGGCGAGGACAACCTCTGGATCGCCCAGATGGAGGACTTCGAGCGTAACCGGGGAACCTATTTCCCGACGGACAACGACGATCCTACCCTGCGGCGCGTCAAATATATGCGCATTTTCATGCGCGTCGATAAGGACGGCGACGGCATTGCCGAATTGCGCTGCATCGAATGCATTGGCCGCGAATGCTACGTCCTGAAGGACGAGATTGTCGATCATGTCCCGTTCGCGGTGTTTTGCCCAGATCCGGAGCCGCATGCGATCTTCGGGCATTCGATCGCGGATGTGACGATGGATCTGCAGCGGATCAAGTCGCACGTCATGCGGGCGACCCTTGACAGCCTCGCGCAATCTATTTTCCCTCGCACGGCCGTTGTCGAGGGGCAGGCCAATATGGACGACGTCCTGAACAAGGAAGTCGGCGCCGTCATCCGCTTGAGGCAGATCGGCGCGGTGCAGGATCTGTCTACGCCGTTTGTCGGTCAGGCGGCGATGCCGATTATCTCCTATCTCGACGAGATCAAGGCTCAGCGCACGGGTGTAACACCCGCCTCGCAGGGGCTAGATGCCGACCTCCTGCAAAGCACGACGAAGGCGGCCGTGACGGCGCAGATATCTGCGGCGCAGGAGCATGTCGAGCTGATAGCTCGGATATTCGCCGAAAACGGAATGAAGCAGCTGTTCGGCGGGCTTCTGAAGCTGATCTGCCGGCATCAGGACAAGCCGCTGCTGATCCGTCTGCGGGGCCAGTGGGCGCCTGTCGATCCGACGACGTGGAACCCAAATATGGACGTTTCCACCTCGGTTGCACTCGGCCGGGGAGACGACGCTCAGCAGATGGCGTTCCTTACTCAGGTTGCGCAGAAGCAGGAGTTGGTTCTGCAGACCCTCGGGCTCGACAACCCGCTGGTCAAGCTCAGCCAGTATCAGAACACGCTCAGCCAGATCGTGCGCAAGGCCGGCTATAAGAACCCGGAGGCCTTTTTTACGCAGATCTCGCCCGAGGTTGAGGCGCAAATGGCGCAGGCTGCGGCGATGGCTAAGCAGCAACAGAAAGATCCGAACCAGCTCCTTGCCGAGGTTGAGCTGGCGAAGGCGCAGGCCGAGACATATGCAAAATTGCAAAGCCTAGCGATCGACCGCGCGCAGCTTCAGCTTGATGCTGATCTGAAGCGCGACGAGATGGAAGCGAATATTATCCTGAAGGCTGCGGAAATCGCGGCGAAGGGCGGCCAGCCTGTCGATTGGGCGTCGATCATTCAGATGACCCGGGCTCCCCGGCCGGATGTGCAGCAGCTGGCGCAGGCGTTGATTGATAGCGAGAAGCTCGCATCCGCACAGGTGCTTTCACAGATCGGCCTACAGAGCGGGCAGCCTCAACAGCCACAGCAGCCGCAGATGCAAATGCCGCCGCCGGCGATGGCTCAGTAAGCAATGGAAAACGATCCGGAGCTTCTGGCGCGTCAGGCGCAAAGCATACTCACGTCCGACGCCTACAAAAAGGCGATGGACCAGTTGGAAACCTACACGATCGAGATGTGGGCCAACGGACAATTCAAGACGCCGGGGGAACGGGAGGAAGCCTACGGGCTCGTCCGCGGCGCACGCACGTTCCGGGCGAGGCTTAACGGCCTGCTCGAGGACGCGAAACTCAGCAAGGCACAAGCAGAGACGCGCGCACGATACGCGCGCTCTCAAGGCACGCCTGCTCGCTGAGCAACCCCGGTAAAATAAATGTCTGAAGAAACTCAAGCGGCTCCGGCAAGCGCAAGCACCGGAACCGTCGAGGAAGCTGCGGCCAAAATTGAGGCGCTGCTTTCGGGGAAACGCCCCGGGAAAAAGCAGTCTGCCCCGGTAGAAGCGGCGGCTATGTCGGCTGATGAACAGCCGGCGCCAACGTCGGATGCTGTGCAGGCGGAAGACGTTGCGGAGAACGAAGCCGACGAGACGGCGTCAGATGATGACGATGCGGCTGATGTCTCTACCCCGGAAGCGGAAGACGAAACGGATAGCGGTGAAGCGTCCGAGCAGACTGTCACCCTCGAAATAGAGGGCAAGCCGGTCACGTTCACGATGAAAGAGCTGCAGGACGGCGTTCTTCGGCAAGCGGATTACACGCGTAAAACACAAGCTCTTGCGGCTGAACGGAAACAGTTCGGCGCGGATCTGGATGCGGCCAGACAGGAACGAGAGGTCTACTCTCAGCTTCTGCCGGCCCTTGTGCAGCGCATGCAGGCCAGCATGCCGCAGGCTCCCGACCCGTCGCTGATAGATGTGAACCCGTCGGCCTATCTGAGACAGAAAGAGGCATATGAGCAGGCCCTCGGCGATCTGCAGGCTGCGGCTTCCGAGCAGCAGCGGCTAGGTCACGAAAGTCAGGTCGAGCAGTCCCGCAGGCTTCAAGCCTATGTGGCAGAGAATGCGGCGAAGCTCCCTGAATTGGTGCCTGAGTGGAAGGATCAGAAGGCATACGAGCGCGATAAGCCCAAAGTGCGCGATTATCTGAGGTCTGTCGGTTTCGACGATAGCGAGATCGATCAGGCTTACGACGCGCGGCTAGTGAAGATCGCCGCAGACGGAATGCGTTGGCGCGAGCTTGGCAAAAGCAAGCCTCGTCCGATTGCCCCGGCTGCCGAGAAGCCTTTGCGTCCGACGCCGCAGACAAACGCAGTCTCATCTGTCCCGAAGAAATCTCGCGAGAGCTTTGAAGCGCGAAAACGTCTCGCCTCATCTGGCCGCGTGGAAGATGCCGCGCTGGCTATTAAAGCACTCCTTTAGAAGGACAAGCGACAATGGCTGTCGTTACTCGTTACGACTACTCCAACTCGATCCGCGAGGATCTTGAGGATTAGGTTTCAGTCCTCATTAAACTGGGTGAATTGCAGGAAACCCTGACCGGTTCGGCCGAAGGCAATCTGCAGCCAAGCCGAGTGATGTAAAAGGCATTCGGACGGTTCAACGACTAGGCGGTGACGAAAGAATAACCCGCCCACGAGCGCCCAGCCCGCAGCACAATGCGGTGATGAAATAGTCTGAGCAATCTGGAAACAGGTTGAAGCGCCGGATAAAGAGCCGACGCGATAACAAAACTGATCATCTACAACATCAGCCCGACCCGTACGCCGTTTATGAACAACGTCGGCCGGACGAGTGCTGATAATACTTATCATGAGTGGCAAACCGATATTTTGGCTGCCGCTGATGGCACGAACGCCGCGGTCGAAGGCGCTGACGCGACTGATACGTCGTTCTCGGCTCCGAACCGCAACGGCAACTACACGCAGATCTCGACGAAGACGCTCAACGTCTCCGG